GAGCTTATCTTTGGTGACAATGTAATTGGTCGAAAATTATCAAATAACAACTATATTACAGCTTCTTACATCGTAACAGACGGAAAAGATGGAAATGGCGCTTCAGAATTTAGTTTTGTAGGAAATATTACAAATCAAGATGGTGCAGCTATAAATGCATCACTAATCTCATTGGTATCAACTGATGAGAAGTCAAGAGATGGTGATGAAATTGAATCAATATCATCAATTAAGTATTTTGCACCTCGAATCTACTCTTCTCAGTATCGTGCAGTAACTTCATCTGATTATGAATCAGTTTTAGGTTATATTTACCCTAACGTAGAGTCTGTAACCGCTTTTGGTGGTGAGGAGATGAGTCCACCTCGTTTTGGTAAAGTTTTTATCTCAGTTAAACCTCGAAATGGTGATTTTCTATCAGATGAGACAAAAAGAGAGTTAGTACAAAGATTAAAGAGTTATGCGGTTGCTGGAATTGTACCAGAGTTCATTGATTTGAAATATTTGTATGTTGAACTCAAAGTAAATCCATATTACAATCCAAGTTTGAACGATGACCAAGAAAATCTTAAAACTGGAGTTTCAAATGCTTTAACTCAATACTCACGTTCGATTGATGTAAATAAATTTGGTGGTAGATTCAAATATAGTAAGGCTGTGTCATTGATTGATAGCGTTGATTCATCAATTACATCAAATATCACTCTTGTGACAATTCGTCGTAATTTGAAAGCAGTTTTGGGTCAATTTGCACAATATGAAATCTGTTATGGTAATATGTTCCACACTCAGGAGTCATCATACAACATAGTTTCAACTGGATTTACAATTGAAGGTGTTACGGAGACTGTTTATCTTGCAGATGAAGTTATAAATCGTGATAAGGGTCGAATTTTCTTCTTTACATATACAGAAGGTGGAACTCCAAATATTATAAAGAAAAATGCTGGTACAGTTGATTATATGCATGGTGAAATTCTTATAGATACTGTAAATATACTTTCAACAGTAATTGCAAATAACGTGGTTGAAATTCAAGCAATTCCTCACTCAAATGATATCGTTGGTCTTCGTGATTTATATGTAAAGTTTGATATGTCAAATACAACAATCAATATGATTCAAGACTTAATCGCATCAGGTGAAAATACCTCTGGTTCAAGATTTGTGCATACTCACAGTTATTATACACCCACATTTACGAGAAAATCAAACTCTCCAGTGGCCACAGGTTCTGCACTTCTACCCTCTACCGCTTCATCGACTGGAACGACAACATCAAGTAGTGGTACATATGCAACATCAACTACAACATCAAGCACACCCACTACTACAACCACATCATCTGGTGGCGGTGGTGGATCTAGTTCTGGCGGCGGATATTAATGATAGACACCTCAATACAAAGAGTCGAGATCAATCAGGTAATTGAAAATCAGTTACCTGAGTTTGTGCAAGCTGAAAGTCCACTTTTTGTGGATTTTATGAAACAATATTATATCTCCCAAGAATATCAAGGTGGATCAATTAACATCGCCGAGAATCTTGACAGATATACTAAGTTACAAACATATGTTGGTGCTGCGCTTACAGAATATACAGGATTATCGACGGATACACAATCTTTTTCTTCCACAATCTTTGTAGATTCAACACATGGTTATCCTAGTAAGTATGGATTGTTAAAAATAGATGATGAGATAATCACATATACAGGAATTGGAACAACATCATTTACTGGATGTATTCGTGGATTCAGTGGTGTTGATGCAATGGATCAACCTTTAAGGTCAGATTTATTATCATTTAACACTAGTGTCGGTGCTTCTCATACTGGCGGCACAAAAGTTCATAATCTATCCAATCTTTTTATTCGTGAGTTTTTTAATAAACTTAAGACAACTTATGCAAGTGGATTTGAGAATCGTAAATTAGACAGTGATTTAGATCAAGTTAAATTTATTCGACAAATCAAAGATTTTTATCGAACAAAGGGAACAGAGGAGTCATATAAAATTTTATTCAGAGCCTTATACGGTGAAGAAGTTAATATTATTAAACCATCAGATTTTTTAATTAAACCATCAGATGCTGATTATGGTTTTGCACAAGATTTTGTAGTTAAGTCAATTACAGGTGATCCTCGTAATTTAAAAGGATCGACACTATTTCAAGATGCTGATGAAGATGATAGTAATATTCGTGGGGCTTCTGGTGCGATATCAGATGTCAAAGACTTTTTATATGATGGAGAACATTACTATCAAATAAGTGTATCGAAAGATTCAATAGATGGTAATTTTGTAGTTCCAGGCAGAACTAGAATTGTTGACCCAGTATCACTTGGTTCGACTGTCATTACAGTTGATACTACTGTTGGATTTCCTACAAGTGGCTCTTTATCACTGCCAACAGCGAGTGTTGCTGGTGTTGTAACTTATACAGGTAAAACTACAAATCAATTTGTTGGAGTAGACACAGCTCGTGATGTTTTAAGTATTGGTGATGATGTAAGATATAATAACGTTGCGTATGGATATTCTTTTGCAAATAATACAAAGAAAATAGAAGTTTTAATTACAGGTGTTTTAAAAGATTTTCCAATACCTGATAATACTTTTTATTTTAATAAAGGAGATAAAGTTAAAGTTGGAACATTTGGAGCTTACAAAAGTTCAGAGGATGCTAATTTTGGATCATATGTTTATAACACATCTGTTAAATTTACTCCAAAAAGTGTTGTTCGTCAGTCAAGTAGTAGTTTTACAATCAATACTCTTTCTGATCATGGATTTTTAGAAGAAGATGCAATTGAGGTTTTAGATGGTCAATCTAAGTTTGTTGCACTAGGCCGTGTTTTAAGTGTTATTAGTAGTTCAACTTTAATATTAGGTGATTTGCCTGGCGTTGCTGAAAATAATTTTGCATTTATTCGTAGAAGAATTAAGAGAGGAAATAGTTCTCTTCATGATAATATTACAAAATATACAACTGATGTTCAAAATGTGTATGATCATGATAGTGAGAATGCACTCGCACTACCACCACATCCTCATGCATATGTTGCCTCACCATCAATTCCAAGTTTAGGTAATGAACCTATAGTTGCACCAGACCGTTCTGTAACGTGGACTGGCGCCACTGGCGGAGACGTTATACAGTTGATACAGGTTACAGAGGGTGCAGCAGATCACGGATTCTATTCTGGAGAAGTTGTCACATATAGTGTTGTAAGTGGTAATCTAGGTCAGTTAATTGATGGTAAAAATTATTATGTGAGTCGTGTTAATTCTAACAATATTCGTCTTGCAAACTCCTTGCCTGACTTAGTAAATGGTGATTTTGTAGACGCAACTGGAAATGGAACATTTAAAATCTCCGTTCCTGAGCTAACAAATAAAAAACTTGAACATCAGAAATTATTAAAGAGATTCCCTTTGAATCCAGTGTTTGATGGGGCGAGGCGTGAGACAGCGCCAGGCACCACTGGCATGTTTGTAAATGGTACAGAGATATCAAACTATAAGTCAGGTGATGTTATATTTTTTGGTGGTGTTGAGACGATTGATGTCTTAGAAGGTGGTTCTCAATATGATGTCATTAATCCTCCAACAGTCAGTCTTGAGAGTTTAACTGGTGCTGGTGTAAGTGCAACAGCAAATGTAAAAGGACAGTTTG